TACCGACAAGCTGGATGATTATATAGAGCAGGCAGGAAAACTGGAAGAACTGACCGAAAGTCTTTATGAGGGCCTGATCGGAATGTCATTCGATTCCATGTATGACAGTTTTATAAGCAGTCTGATGGATATGGAGAAGAGTGCGGAGGATTTTGCTGATGACATATCCAAATATTTCATGCAGGCGATGCTGTCAAATGCCATCGGTGAACAGTTTAGTGACAAGCTGAGAGTATGGTATGACAGATTCGGCAATTCCATGAAAAATGACGGTACATTGGATTCTGATGAAATGGATAAACTGCTGAATGGTGACGGTGATTTTATGGGTTGGAACGAAATGGTGGACGAAGCCATGAAGCTCCGTGACGAGCTTGCCGCAGCAACCGGATATGACAAGATTTCACAGGAGTCCTATTCCCAATCTTCTTCATCAAGAGGGTTCGGCACTGAAATGACACATGAAGATGCAGGAGAACTAAGCGGTAGGTTTACAGCATTGCAGATTGCAGGAGAAGAAATAAAAAATGCCATGCTGAATACGCTGGCGGTGGCACAAGCCATATCCTCATTTGCCAAAGACAACAATACAATGTTGACTGAGATAAGAAATCTGATGATTTCATCCAACGGTCACCTTGAAAGTATTAACAAATACACCAAACTAATTTATAAGTTTGGAAACAAGCTTGACGAAATAGCGAAAAATACAAAAAGTATATAAATATGCCACAAGAAGAACTGTTTATTAATGGAAAGGACGCTTATACCACATGGGGAATAAGCATGGATGACACTGCACTGTCCGCCCTCATGACCCCAGCACCCAATAAGGAGTTCATTGAGAACAAGAGCCGAATGGAGCATGGAAAGCGTGTGATAACAGCTGATCCCAAAAAGGACGAGCGCGATCTTACATTACAGATAAACCTGACAGCCCCTGATAAAGATACATTCTTTGCAAGGTATGACAGCTTTTGTAATGAGTTGGATAAAGGAATACTTGAAATAAAGACAAAGTATCAGCCCAATATAGTTTACAGGACTATTTATATTTCCTGTAACCAGTTCAGCCAATTCATGCAAGGCATAGGAAAATTCGTGCTGAAGCTGAATGAGCCTAATCCCAATAACAGAAATTCCCCTTGATATTATATTTGATTTTCAAATAAAATATATACTTTTGTTCAGCATTGTGTAAAGGCACACAAAACTTAATTATGGAACAAATCGACATCAAAGACATATCCGGTGCTATCCTGCTTACAACTTTGATCAATGAAGGCTGCAAGCGTAAGTTCACTCTGATGAAGGAGGACTACATCATGTTAAAGTTCTCCTTAGAGAATCCCATATATTTCAAACTTGGCTCATACGTGGAATGTAACTTCGGATTGTTCGAGGTGTGCGACTTGCAGAAGCCCGCATTCAACACCAATACCGCCGGCTACGACTACGAATTAAGACTTGACGCCTACTACTGGAAATGGAAAAACAAAATCTTCAAATATACCCCGGAAACGGCCGGACAGGAAGCGTCCTGGAACCTGACCGCCCCGCTTGACGTACAAGCCGGTATAGTCCTTAGAAATTTGAAAGCTCTTGGTTACACATACAAAGGACAGGATTTTGTTTTCTCCATTGATTCCACAGTCGAAAACAAGTCCCAGTTGATGAGTTACGATAACATCAACATCCTTGACGCTTGTTTTGAGATGGCAAAGAAATGGGATTGCGAATGTTGGGTGACTGAAAACATCATCCATTTCGGGCGTTGTGAGTCCGGTGACGCGGTGGATTTCGAGATCGGGAAAAACGTGCAGGAAATGTCACAGTCAGAATCCCAGTCCACCTATGCCACCCGTATCTACGCTTTTGGTTCCACCCGTAACATACCGGCAGACTACCGCCCCATTGACGAGACCGTGGTTGTGAACGGCGTGGTGCAGCGCAGGCTGATGCTTCCCGAAGGCACTCCTTACATTGACGCTTATCCTGATATGACTACCGAGGAAGCCGTCGAGCAGGTGGTTATCTTCGATGAAGTCTATCCCCGAAGAACGGGCATCATGTCGGATGTCACCACTATCGAAGTGACGGACAAGGTGGAGAATGAGGACGGCACAACCACCGAGGAAAAATGGAATGCCTACCGCTTTAGGGACACGGGTGTTAACTTTTCCGAGAAATATATCCTCCCCGGTCAGGAGCTGAGGATACGTTTCGCGTCCGGACTTCTCAACGGTTTGGAGTTTGCCGTGAAGTTCAATCCGTTGAGAAGTCCGGAGATATTGGAGGATGGCGGATGGAACCCTGAGGCACAGCTTTGGGAGATAGTCAGGAATGAGGACTATGGCAGACCGCTTCCCGGTGATGTGCTCTTTCCCCAGGATGGAGATGAATATGTGCTTTCCGGCTGGGACAGTACGAAAATAACCGAGCTGGGGCTTGTGGGTGCCGCCGAGCAGGAGTTGAAGGAAAAGACTGAAAAGTACGCTGCCAAATCCAAGATAGACCCGAGTACCTATGGCTGCACGATGATGTCAAATGACGCATACCGTGAGGATGGCGTTCATAATTTCTATGGCATCGGTCAAAAGGTCAACCTTATCAACAAGGCTTATTTCGAGAACGGAAGACAGTCAAGGGTTATCGGATTTGAATTCAATCTTGACTATTCCTTTGACTCACCTGTTTATACTGTCGGGGAAACCACCGCCTATTCCCGTATCGGGGAGCTGGAGGAAAAGGTTGAGAGCCTTACCCTGAAGGGACAGACCTATACGGGCGGTGGTGGCAGCGGTGTGTATGTGATCGGAAGCCACGACTCCACCCCTGCGACAGACCATAACGTGTATTCCGCATTGCGCTCGCTGATCATGTTCATGCGCAAGGACACGGAGGAACGCACCGGTTTCCTATTATCCCTGTTGGGCGGAACCGTCATCAAGAAATACGCCAAGTTTGGTGATTTCGTTACCGGTGTATCAGGTGGTTACATAGACGAAAAGGGCAATCTTGAAATGGAAAGCGGTGTATTTCGTAAGCGTTTGTTTGTTCCTGAAATAGCCTATAACCGTACAACCTATTTCAAAGGACGTATGGTAAACTCCCCCGGTGGTGGTTGTACCGTATTGTCATACGTGGATAACGGCGATGGAACCTACACCATCGCTCCCGATCTGACAGATGCGGACGGATTGAGCCAGTTTGTTGATGACATCCTTACCACCTATTTTGTGACTAAAAATAGCGAAGGCAAACTGAACGGTTTTGAAGAAATGAAATTCCGTGTGACTGCCGCAGATTATACTGCCAAGAAGTTTACTGTCATTCCCCGTCCGGGGCATTCTGACTGGAAACCTGCCGAGCAGATGGTATTGGCACAAACAGGTAACTTTACGGACCCGGAACGTCAGACTTATATACTTATTGATTCAGTCAACGGAAACAACTGTATTACATTCTTTGACAATGCCAACACTTGGGACCCGGAGCCGGCGCAGATGCCTGCGTGGTTCGGCAAGAAAAAGGGCATGACCGTTAACGGAATTGATTGCGAGAAATATTCAGCCGTGTTGCAACAGGTCCTTTTGACTGGGCTTATCTTCCAGATAGATGAGATAACGGGAAACAAGGTTCGTGTACCTTTGGACAAGGGTGAATGGGTTTCAGGTAAGTACGCCTACTATGACCGGGTGTCACATAACGGGGCTTTGTGGTTGTGTGTTGATGATAACGGAACGACAACAGAACCTTCTGATGATAATCCGGCATGGTTGAAACAAGTGGCGGAAGGGCAAAAAGGTGAACCGGGTCTGTCTGTAATAGGTGGCGGTCATTGGGAATCCGCCAAAACCCCATACGAGGTCAATACCATGGTCACTTTGGCGGGCTGTGTTTTTATCTCCAAGGTGAAAACATCCAATCCTCCCATCAGGATTGCAAGGTTCAGGAACGGCAATTATCGAAAGAAAAAGGATGGCGGTTATATCCTTGCCGGGAAATCAGCCGACTGGACCGTGCATGAAGACTGGGAGATGCTGCTGGACGGTCGTGAACTTAAAGGTGAGAGTATCACCTTCTTGGGTGAGTTCGCATCCCATCCGTCCAATCCCAAGGAGGGTGACAGCTACCGAAATACGGCTGACCATTGTACTTACATATACCGGAATGGTTTGTGGATGGTCATGGTCAAAGACGGGACTGACGGTAAGGACGGCAAAGGTTACGAGTGGATCTACACCCGTACCAACATCATCGGCCTTACCCCTGACAAGCC